GCAATTAAAGAAAGGTATCTGAAATGGCTTTGCAAGCTGATGAGCAAGTTAAACAGTTAGGTGATGCCATCTCTATCATCACAGTTGTAGGTACGCTAGCTGAGTTATTACCTGCTATAGCTGCTGTGCTAACAATTCTATGGACTGCTATCCGTATATGGGAAACAGATACAGTACAGTGTATGTTCAAAAAAAAGGAGAATAGAAATGCCAATGGTCGGGAATAAAAAGTTTCCTTACACTGCTAAGGGTAAGAAAGCAGCAGAAGAGTATGCATCAAAGTCAGCAAAGAAGATGCATGAAAAGAAAGAATCAAAAACAATGAAGGCTAAAGAGCGTAAGATGGGTTATCCATCATGAAGCAGAAACCTGCTAAAGTTGGTAAAGTAATGCGAGAGTATAAAGAAGGAACACTACACAGTGGTAAAGGTGGTCCTGTTGTTAAATCTCGTAAGCAAGCAGTTGCCATTGCTTTGTCCGAAGCTGGTATGACTAAACCTAAGAAGAAGAAATGAAAGATTCTAGGCTAGAAAAAGCTGGTGTATCTGGTTACAACAAACCTAAACGTACACCTTCGCATCCTACTAAAAGTCATGTCGTTGTTGCTAAAGAAGGTGATCAGATAAAGACTATCAGGTTTGGTCAACAAGGTGTTTCAGGCTCTCCAGAAGGTTCTGCTAGGAATAAATCATTTAAGGCTCGTCATGCAAAGAACATCGCTAAAGGTAAGATGTCCGCTGCATACTGGGCTGATAAGGTGAAATGGTAATGGCTACTTACTTAGACTGTGTTAATGGCGTTCTCTTGCGTATGCGAGAGAGTACTGTATCGACAGTGATACAGTCTGACTATTCGTACCTTATCGGTGCAATGGTCAATGAAACTAAACGTGAGATCGAAGATGCTTGGAATTGGTCTATCTTACGTACAACCAAGACAATCAATACAGTTAACGGTACTCAGAATTACGCTATCACAGGTACATCATCACGGACAAGACTATTAAAGGTCTACATACCTACACTTAAGCGTGATCTTGAGCAAGCCTCACAGGATCAAATGCATGCTTGGGTGAACATGCAAGGTACAGTCACTGGTGGTCCTCAGTATTTCTCCATAGGTAATAGCAACACCAGCGATGAGATTACGTTAGATCTATGGCCTATACCTGATCAAGCGTATGCAGTTAAGGTTGACTGTGTTGTACCACAAGCTAATTTAGTTAATGATCTTGATGTTATCTATGTACCTTCAGAGTTAGTAATACAAGGTGCTTATCTACGTGCTATCAATGAACGTGGAGAAGATCAAGGTAGATTGTCTGATCAACAGAATGATCTTTATAGGAAAGCTGTAGCTACGTACATTGCTATTGAATCAGCTAGGTACGAAGATGAAATAACTTGGAACTGGGTATAATGGCTGCTCCTATTAGACCTGTTAGTCTTGTTGCTCCAGGCTTCTATGGATTAAACACTCAAGACTCTCCTATCACGTTACCTAAAGAGTTTGCTCTTAGGGCAGAGAATGCAGTGATTGACCAGTATGGTCGCATAGCTGCTCGTAAGGGTTGGGTAACTGTTAATACCACTGCTGGCTACAACAGCACAGAGCCAACACTATTACATGAAGTTGTTAAGAAAGCTGGTACTACAGAGATTGTCAGTATCGGTAACAACAGGATCTACACTGGTACAACAACACTGACTGAAGTCTACAATGGTTCAGCTACATGGACTGCTCAGTACTGGAAAGCAGTAAACTTTAATGATAATACTTACTTCTTTCAACGAGGACATAACCCACTGATCTATGACCATGTAGCTAATACATGGATGCTTGTATCAGCTCATGCAGGCTATTCAGGTACAGTACAGCTAGGTAATGAAGTATTGTCAGCTTATGGTCGTCTATGGGTAGCGGACACAACTACTGATAAAACTACGGTATGGTGGTCAGATACATTGTCCGGTATGAAATGGTCTGGAGGTGCTTCAGGCTCTGTCAGCATTGAATCAGTACTTACTAACGGTACTGATAGTATCGTAGCTCTAGCAGGCTTTAATGGCTTCCTAGTCATATTCTGTAAGAAGACTATCATTGTTTATTCTGGTGCTGATGGTGATCCTACAGCAGATCTTAAGCTAGTTGAAGTTATTGATGGTGTTGGTTGTATTGCTAGAGATTCAGTACAGGATGTAGGCACTGATATCTTCTTCTTATCTGATACTGGTGTTCGTAGCTTAGGTAGGGTTATTCAAGAGAAGTCACCACCTTTGTTCGATATCTCTAGGAATGTCAGAGATCAATTAATACTTGACGTATTGACTAATAACGACTATGATAATATCCGTTCAGTGTATCACGAACGAGAAGCTTTTTATCTACTATCATTACCCACTAGAGGTATTACCTACTGTTTTGACCTCAAACAACGTCTACAGGATGGGTCTTGTAAGGTAACTCAGTGGATGTACGCACCTAAGTCTTTACTGTCTACACGCAGTAGAGAGATGTACTTAGGTAGGCCAGGATACATTGGTCGCTACTATGGCAACACAGACAACGGTAGTAGCTTTAGATTCCTGTACTACACCTCTCATCTAGATGCTGGTGATTCTTCCATCATTAAGATACTGAAGAAGGTTAATACCTTAACAGTTGGTGGAGCAGGTACTAATGTATTCCTTAAGTGGACTGTAGACTACGGTACAGACTATCGTAGTGCTCTATGGACATACCCTAATGTTGTTCGCTCAGAATACAATGTATCTGAATACAACATCGCTGAGTACAACGCAGGTATTACCATTAACCCAGTACCTAAGCAGTTCCAAGGCTATGGACAAACTATTGGTGGTGCTGGTAGGGTGTTTCAATTAGGTATTGAAGCAGATATCAGTAACGATGCTTTCTCTGTTCAACAAATGGATATTTTTGTTAAAGCAGGCAGGACAATCTAATGAGTAACTATACCAAAACCACAAACTTTGCAGCTAAGGACACACTACCAACTGGTAATGCTAGTAAGATTATCAAAGGTACTGAGATTGATACTGAATACAACAACATAGCCAGTGCTATCACGTCTAAAGCTGATGTTGCTTCCCCTACTTTTACAGGTACAGTGACACTACCTACTGGTGGTGTTGTGTACGATGACGGGACTTACTAATCATGGCGCTACCCGCACTTCCTTCTGGTTGGTCTAGCTATACACCTCAACAAAAGATTTCTTGGTTTAACGCCAATGGAACAACAGTTGATGAACTACTAGGTGCCGGAGTACCTCAGTCTGATATTACCTGGATGTTGGGTAATGGTTATGCTCCTCCAGCTCCTGCCCCTGCTCCAGCTCCAACACCAGCTCCTGCGCCTATTCAGCAAGAGAATGTTTATACACAGACTGCTGAGCCTGTGTATCAAGAGCCTGTATATACACCTCCTGCTTCCACACCAGCACCAACAACATACAGTTTGTTCGGACTAACATGGGACCCTGCAGCATCGTTATCAACTAAGCAAGGATACATCGATACATTGCTTAGTCAAGGACGTACACCAACAGAGATCCGTAACGCTATCAAGGCTATTCAGCCTTCAGTGTCTAATCAAGAGTTTAGTCTACTAGGTGTATCTCCGTTGATGACAGACCAAGCTATCATGAATAGCTACATGGTTCCTCAGAATACGTTAGATTCTGTTGTCAACAACCTTGTTAATAACTTAAATACTAGCGGACAAACCATTGCTCAAACAGCTAAGACTTATGGTTTAACTGCTGAGGATTTGTCAGGCCTTACTGGTTTACCTGTCTCACAGGTTAATCAATTCTTCTTAAATGCTGGTCTACCACAAGGCACGCTACTTACTGGATCACTAAGCCCTACAACAGGTACTAATCAAAACATTGTTCAGTTAGGTACTGGTGAAGATAGGGTTATTGAAAAAGCTATTGGTGTTCAAGGCGATAAGATTGTTGTTCAGCAGTACGATGCCTATGGTCAACCTACGGGTACTCGTCTTGCTAGTCCGAATACATCAGAAGGTAAAGGATGGTTACAAGCTCTAGGTATTGTTGGTGGTGCTTTATTAGGTAGTAGTTTATTAGGTGGAGAGGCAGCAGCCACTGGAGGTGCTACTACTACTGGTGGTTTGCTTAGTGGTGGGGCGGAATCGTTAGCTGCAACAGCATCTGGATTACCTGCATCGACATTAGCTACATTAGAAGCAATTGGAACAACAGCGTTGCCTGAAATTATCAGTAATACTGGATCATTATTATCTTCAACACTACTACCACCAATAGTACCTCCAGTAACAACACCTCCTGCAGTGCCTCCAGTAACAACACCTCCTGCAGTGCCTCCAGTAACAACACCTCCTGCAGTGCCTCCAGTAACAACACCTCCTGCAGTGCCTCCAGTAACAACACCAATCCCTACTAATCTACTAACAACACTAACTGGATTGCCAGCTGCTTTAACAAGTACATTAGGGAATATTGCTTCATCGTTGTTCGGTGATCTAACAAATACAAGTGCTCAGAATGTTTTAGGTGGTTTGGTTAGTTCTGGTGCTAATTTAGCTATGGTTCAGGATGCTGCCGATAAATTACGTCAGCAAGGTCAGCTAACACAAACTGAGTACACTAACTTAGCTAACCGTCTTGGTGGTCAATACAATACATTAGCTACACAAGCATCGAACATGGTAGGAGAGTTTACACCCTTTGGTGTTACTGGCTCATTGTTCGGTACTACGTACAATCCTGCTACAGGTACTGTTAACACAGTCTTGACTGAAGATGCTAGAGCAATGTATAATCCATTTGCTCAGGTAGCTATGCAGTCTGCACAGGCTGCTAACATGACTAACGTAGATCAGTTAACAAGGGATTACTACAATAAACTATCTGCATTGTCTGCACCAGAGATTGAACGTCAACGATTAGCTACAGAGGCTAGGTTACGTGCTCAAGGAAGATTGGGTGTAAGTGGTTCAGCTTTTGGTGGTTCTTCACCAGAGTTGTTAGCTCAAGAACAAGCCATAGCACAACAGCAACTACAGCGTGAACTACAGTCTAGACAGGCTGCATTGGGTGAACGTGGTACGTTGATTGGTCAAGGTGCAGCAGCATTGGCACCTATCCAGAATCTAACTCAACAACAGCTACAACAGGCTCAGTTGTCCGGTCAGTTAGGTCAGCAAGCACTACAAGGTAACGTTGCTCAAACACAAGCTTTCCTACAACCTTCTTTGGCTGGTCTACAAGCACAAGGTAACCTTCAAAGCCTTGGATTAGCTGGTAACTTACAAGCTCAACAAGAGGCTTTAGCAGGCTTGTTAGGAGCTAGACAGAATGTAGCTAATCAGGTGTTAGGTAATACAGGTGCTGTTGGTGGTATGTTCGGTAATCTACTTGGTGGTTTACTGAATACACCAACATCAGGTTATGATCAAGCTACCTTAAATGCGTTAGCTCAATCAGGTGCTGGTGTTGGCTACAACGGTTTTTCGATCTAAGGAACAATAATGGCACAGCAACAAAGTCTATTTGGTCCAAGCATCTATGATGTACAACAACAGCAGATGCAACAGGATCAAGCTAATGCAATAGCACAAGCTAGATTAACACCATACCAGAGTATCAGGGCTGGTATGGGTATGGCAGGTACACAGGCTGGTAGAGCTATTGGTGGTTTGTTCGGTGTAGAAGATCCTAAACTGAAAGAAGCTGCAGCTAGACAGGAATTAAAGAATGCTATCTCAGCACAATGGGATGGTGAAGATCCTGCTGAAGCTTACAAGATTATGGCTAGAGAGGCTACTAGGCTTGGTCTAACACAGGAAGCTATCGCTGCTGCTGCACAGGTTAAGGCTGCTGAAGAGTCTAGGACGATGGGTGAGCTTAAGCGTGGTTTGTTAGAGGCTCAGATTGGTAAAACAGGCGCACAAAAAACACAAGCGGAAGCCTTGGCTGAAAAAGCCAGGAAAGAACAAGAAGTAAAACTATTTGGTAATGTAGATCCTGCTAAGTTTACACCAGAGAGTTTAGAAGCTTTTAAACAATCAAGAAATTACAAAGACCTTGTCCCAGTAGACTCTACTAAGTATTCTGACGTATATCAAATACCTGGGGCTGATGGCAGACCAATGGCAGTTCAACGTAACTTAAAAACTAATCAGATTGAGCCTGTTGATAAAGCCTCACGAGTTAATGTCAACGCATCAGCTAACATGCCTCCACAAGAAGTTGAGTTTCAAAAACAGATAGGCCAAGAAGACGCTAAAGCAGTTGTTAAAGCCAGGGAATTACGTACAACTGCTATTGGTGAACTGAATAGCTTAAATGAAATGGCTAGGCGTAATCAGCAAAACATCACTAGTGGTACATTTGCTTCTGGTAGGGTTGGTGTAGCAAACTTCTTTAATACGATTGGTTTACTTGGTGCTAATGATGTTCAAAAACTAGCTAACTCTGAAGTTTATACAAAGAGTGCTGGTGATCTTGTGTTAGCGAAGATTAAAGCTCTTGGATCTAACCCATCTAATGCTGATAGAGAGTTTATTGTTCGTATTGTCCCACAGCTTGAGAACAGTCCCCAGGCAAGAGCAGAGCTTATTTCTTACTTACAGAAACGTGCTAACGATGTTATTAAAGAATCTAGTTCTTTAGAAAGTTACGCAAGACAAAATAAAGGACTATCTGGTTATGTACCAACAATACCACTGACTATATCTCCACAGACGGCAAAGAAAGCGTCTGATATGACTGATCAAGAACTCATTGATGCTTACAAAAGCGGAAGGCGTTAATAATGGCTATGAACCTTGAGGAAATGCAAGCCATTGAAGCTGAAATGCGTAGGCGTGGTATTGATCCTAACGCTTATGGTGGTGATGCAAAAAACCAAAGATCTGTGTTTGAGCCAGCTCAAGAAAAGACATTCACACAGAATGTAAGAGACTTTGGTGAGTCTCTAGTTAAAGGAGGCGCTAAAGGTGTTTTAGACATTGTTGGTGGTTGGGGTAACCTATACGATTACCTTAAGAAAAAACAAGATCCGTCTGCCTTTTCAACACAAGGTATGGTTAGAGGTGTAAAAGAACTATCAGGAGTAGACTTAAACACTATCCCAGGTTTTCGAGGTGCTTACGAATTTGGTGCTGCTGCTGCCCCTGCTGCTGCATTGACTGCTGCTGGTCTTCCTGGTATTACAGGCAGGGCTGGTATGGGCGCTGCTGCTATAGAGGCTCCTGTAGCCGGTGCTACAGGCGTAGCTGCAAGTACAATAGCACCTGATTCTCCTGCTGCACAGTTTGCTCTACAGGCTTCTCCATACGCTATTGCTAGTGGTTTAAGAGCTGGTAGAAGTCAGTTGTTAAAGCCTGAAGGTATGCGAACACCGGCTGATACTGGTGTCCTTGATGTAGGTAGGCTTACACCAGGACAGTTCACAGGAAACCGTCAACAACTAGCTAGGGAAGAGCGTGTTCGTGCTGCTCCAGAAAGCGGAGAACTCCCAAGACAGTTTGACATACAGCAAGCCTCTGATGTTCGTAACTACCTAACTGGTTTGTTTAACAGAGCAGGAGATATGAATGTTGATCCTGTTGCATTAACTAATCAAGTATGGTCATCGTTCAACAACTTTGGATCTGCCCTATCAGGACAACTTAAGTCACAAGCTAAAAGAGACTTTGCTGCTGCAAAGAATGCTGGTGGTTTAGTTGATACTACACCTGTATTGCAAATGGTAGATCAACAGTTAGCTCAATTAGGTCCAGAGACACCACAGAATTCTTCTTTTATATCTGCTCTTAGGAAAATAAGAGAAGAATTTGTTGAACCTGGACAACCAGCACAGACTGTTCAGTCAACAGTTCTTGGTCCTAGTGGACAACCCGCAACAACTACAGTAGTTCCTGCTGTCCCTGATAGAGCAAGAAATATTGATATTGAACGTTTACAGAAGAACATATCAGCATGGGGTGAAGCAGCCTTTAAAGGTGCTGGTTCCTTAGCTGATGTTGGTGGTAGTGATATGTTCGCTGGTGTTGCTCAAGGACAAGTAAAGAACTTTGCTAGACAGGTTCTAAGAGCCTACAAAGATGCTTTAGATTTAGCTATTGATCAAGGTGTCCCTGGAGCAGATCGTTTAAAAACAGCAAGAGACAACTTTGCTAAAAACATAGACAAGATTGAAGAATTTGCTAACTATCCTATTACTAAGACTTTTGATGTAGAAAGAGTTACTGACTTAGTTCCTGAAGATGTTGCTATGAAGCTAGCAACACTTCCTAAATCACAGCAAGCTATTGTGTTCAGTACACTAGGTCAACAAGCACCTGATGTAGCTAATCAAGTACGTGGTATCTTATTTCAAGATGTACTTAACAAAGCAGACATCAAAGGTGCTGCTGCGAACACACCTACCTTTAATATCCAAGCAGCCCTAAAGGGTATTCAGTCTGGTGAGTTTAACTTCTTGTTCCCAACAGCAGCAGATAAAGCAGATGCTATCAAAGCAATGTCTTTTATGCAAAAGGCTTTACAGTCTGAAGGAAGAGCAGGTGGTCCTTCTATGATGTCTGGTGGTGAGGCTTATGCCACTACTAGGGCATTAGGCGGTACAGCACAGTCTGGTAACTTAGTTAAGATCTTAACAGACAGTATTAAAGGATTAGCTGACTATGTTGCTTCTCCAAAGGCTTTGTCTGAGGTATTCTTTGATCCTAACATAAACAATGCGTTAAAAGAAGCTCAAAGACAGAAACCAAAAGCAGAGGTTATTCAGCGTGGTATTGAAGCTGTTGGTAAGTATACAGGTGCTATGGCTCTTCGTGCTGGTCCTCAAATATCACCAGAGACACCAGAAGATCAATCTATGCAGCAATTACCAACAACATCTCCTGTAGAGCCAGGACCATCATTAGAAGAGATTCAGCAAGAACTAAGGCGTAGGGGTATTCAGACAAGCGCACCTTCATCAAGTGTTGTTCGCCAGATCATGGGAGACTTCATCAATGTTTGAACTCATTGGTGCTCTTATCGGTGGTGTCTTTCGTCTTGCTCCAGAAGTCCTAAAGATCTTAGATAGGAAGTTTGAAAGAGAGCATGAACTGAAGAAGTTAGATGTTGAAGTCTCTATCGCTAAGATGCAAGCAGAGTTTGCTCTACAGCAGGGACATCAGCGTCTACAAGAGCATGAATTAGATGCTATCGGTGAAGCATTCAAACAACAAGCAGAGTCTGACAGTAAGGCTTGGAAGTGGGTAGCATCACTATCTGCTTTGGTTAGACCAGCAGTGACGTACTGGTTTGTAGCTTTCTATTCAGTTGTCAAAGCTGCTGGACTATATCTAGCTTTTCTTCAGGATGGTTCATGGACATCAGTGTTGTTGTCAGGATGGACTGATTACGATGAAGGTATGCTGTCCTTGATTCTAACTTTTTGGTTCGTTGGTAGGGTATGGGAATCAAAGAAGTAATCTCAATCGCTGAACCATTGATTAAGAGATTCGAAGGATGGAGAAGTAAACCTTATCTCTGTAGTGCTAACGTACCCACCATAGGTTGGGGATCTACGATGTACGAGAATGGAGATAAGGTTACCTTAGATGATCCTGAGATCACAAAAGAAAGAGGACAA